TTTCCGCATACGGACTGGAGACAAAATTTCACCAGTTCGATGCCACTCTGACTTTGGGTGATGATCACGTGATTGAGGGGTATGCCTCACTTTTCGGGGCCACGGACCAGAGCGGTGATGTCGTCGAAAAGGGCGCATACGCCAAATCTTTGGGCGCTGGTCGTCGGGTCAAAATGTTATGGCAACATGATCCGCGCGAGCCCATCGGTATCTGGGATGAGGTCCGTGAAGACGCCCATGGCCTTTACGTGAAGGGGCGTCTGCTTGAGTCAGTGACCCGCGCACGGGAAGCGGCGGCGCTGACCAAGGCAGGTGCAATTGACGGGCTTTCCATCGGCTATCGCACGGTGAAGTCCCACAAGAACGAAAGGGGCCTTCGGTGCCTTTCGGAAGTGGAGCTTTGGGAGGTGTCACTTGTCACTTTCCCGATGCTTCCAGAGGCGCGTCTGGATGCCCATGAGGGCAAATCGGGCGGGCTTCACGACCTGGCGCAGGTGTTTGAAAATGCCCGCCGCAACCTGGCGGCGCGCAAAGCCCGCTGATCCATCCTCAAACTAAAGGTGCTTCTCATGACCGAGACCCAAGCACGGGGGGCGGACAGCTCCCCCATGCAAGGCCACGCCGAGCGTGGCTCCATGGCTGAAGTCAAGACCGCCCTGGGCGGATTCTTGAATGAATTTGGCCAGTTCCAAGACGACATGAATGCAAAACTCCAAAAGCAGGAAGAGCGGATTGCAATGCTGAACACTAAGACCACAACGTTTGCCCGTCCGGCGCTGTCGACCGAAATCGACAGCACCGCCCCCCACAAGCTGGCGCTCAAGTCCTATCTTCGCTGCGGCGACGATGACGCGCTGCGCGGCCTTGAGCTGGAAGGCAAGGCGATGAACAGCGCCGTAAATGCCGAAGGCGGTTATCTGGTTGATCCCCAGACGGCTGAGATGATCCAGTCGGTGCTGCGCTCGTCCTCTTCGCTTCGGTCGGTCGCCAATGTGGTGATGGTTGAGGCGACGTCGTTTGACGTGCTGATCGACAGCACCGACACCGGCGCGGGTTGGGCCGACGAGGTGACCTCCACCACCGAAACGGACACGCCCACAATTGAGCGTATCTCGATCCCGCTGCACGAGCTTTCGGCACTTCCCAAAGCGTCCCAACGTCTGCTGGATGATGCCGCGTTTGATATCGAGGGCTGGCTGGCTGGCCGCATCGCGGACAAATTTGCCCGCGCAGAGGCGGCCTCTTTCCTGACCGGTGATGGCATTGGCAAGCCCACAGGCCTGCTGACCCACCCCGCCGCCGCCAACGACATCTGGACCTGGGGCAACCTCGGGTATGTCGCCACAGGGACAGCCGGTGATTTCGATGCCTCCAACCCCGCCGACGCCGTTGTCGACCTGGTTTATGCGCTGGGTGCGCGGTACCGCGCCAACGCCAACTTCATCATGAATTCCAAGACCGCCGGTGCGGTGCGGAAGATGAAGGATGCAGACGGGCGTTTCTTGTGGTCCGATGGCCTGGCAGCTGGAGAGCCAGCGCGTCTGATGGGGTATCCGGTCCTGATTGCAGAGGACATGCCCGACATTGCCGTCGATGCAATGGCCATTGCCTTTGGTGACTTCCGCGCCGGTTACACCATTGCCGAGCGTCCGGACCTGCGTGTTCTGCGCGACCCGTTCTCGGCCAAACCTCACGTCCTGTTCTATGCCACCAAACGTGTGGGTGGTGACGTAACTGACTTTGCGGCGATCAAGCTGCTGAAGTTTGGTATTTCCTGACCCCCAAGTGATGATCCCGATCCGGACCTCGGGGGTTCGGGTCGGGTGGGGCGTGTGTGCGGGCCTTTGCGGGTCCAGCTGCGCGTCTCTCCGCATGAGCAGCGCGGAGGTCAGCGCCACGTCCCAGCTCTTACCCATTCGTAATTCCCGGAGATTTCAACATGATGATGGTCGAATTGACCTCTGTTCCCAGTGCCGCCTTGCCGGTGGATGTGCTGTCGGACCACTTGCGCCTGTCCTCCGGGTTCGCCGATGACGGCAGCCAGGACGCGCAATTGGAAGCGCATTTGCGGTCCGCAATGGCGGCGATCGAGGCGAGGATCGGAAAGGTGCTGATACAGCGCCAGTTTGCACTGACCATGGTGGCCTGGCACGAGCCACGCGCCCATGGGTTGCCGGTTGCGCCAGTTTCCAGCGTCGATAGCATCAAGCTGATCGCGCGTGATGGTGTGGAAACCTTGGTGGATGACACGCGGTATGTGTTGCGCCGCGATACCCACCGCCCGCGGGTCGAGGCCACGACGGGGCAATTGCCCGCGCCGGTGAACGGCGGCTCGGTCGAGGTGGTGTTTGTCGCGGGTTACGGGCCTGATTGGGCGGACGTGCCCGCAGACCTGAAGCAAGCGATGTTGGCTTTGGCAACCGAGTTCTACACCCGTGATGACGCCGCGCCGCTTACAATGTCGGGTCCAATGCCGTCCCATGTGATGGCGTTGATCGAACCCTATCGCCAGATCCGTCTTCACGGGGGGGCATTATGAAAACGCCTCACCTCAATCGCAAGTTGATCCTGGAAGCGCCGACACGTGCCAGCGATGGCGCAGGTGGATACACGGAAATTTGGCAGGCGCTTGGTGTGATTTGGGGTGAGGTTTTGCCCCGTGGTGCCGGTCGAGAGGTCGAGGCATCAGAACTGAAGCTGAAGATCACCGTTCGTGCAGCCCCCCAGGGTGCGCCGTCGCGGCCCACGGCGGCGATGCGGTTTCGGGATGGCGATCGGTTGTACCGCATTGAGGCGGTGACCGAGGCCGGGGCCGCAGGCCGTTTTCTGATCTGTTTTGCCAAAGAGGAGGTGAGCGCATGAGTTATGCAGCCACTGCCGCCTTGCAATCGGCGGTCTACACCGCGCTGAGCACCGACACACAAGTGGCGTTGCTGAGCGATGGCGCGATCTATGATGCGCTGCCGCCGGGCCCGGTGCCAGCGATGTATGTGAGCCTTGGGCCGGAACGGGTCCGTGATGCATCGGACGTGGTGGGTGACGGGGCGGTGCATGATTTCCCGATCACAATTGTCTCGGACGGGGCGGGGTACCACACCGCCAAACTGATCGCGGTGGCGGTTTCGGACGCGCTCAGCGGTGCCGATCTAACGCTGAGCCGCGGCAGCCTTGTCGCCCTCAACTTCCAGCGCGCCCGTGCTCGGCGGGTGGGGGACAAGCGCGAAATCGAGGTTTGGTTCCGCGCTTTGATCGATTCCAGCGGTGCCTAAGGGCGCCGCCACGTAACTCTTTGATAATACTGGAGAACCCTATGACGGCACAGAACGGCAAGGACCTTCTTGTGAAGGTGGACATGGACGGCAATGGCGTCTTTGAAACAATGGCGGGCCTGCGGGCATCGCGGCTTTCGTTCAACTCGGAAAGCGTGGATGTGACCAGCCTGGAATCAACGGGTGGCTGGCGCGAATTGTTAGGCGGGGCGGGTGTGAAATCAGCTTCGATCAGCGGCTCGGGCGTCTTTCGCGATGCCTCTACCGATGAACGGGCGCGGGATATTTTCTTTGAGGGTGGAACGCCGGACTTTCAGGTCGTGATCCCGGATTTCGGCATCGTGGAAGGGGCGTTTCAGATCAGCTCCATCGAATATGCGGGCACCCATGATGGCGAGGCCACATACGAGATCAGCATGGCTTCGGCTGGTGCCCTGACGTTCACGGCTGTCTGATCGTGGCGAACCCCTGGACCGGAGAAGTGGCCCTGACCGTGAACGGTGAGCGGCACGTGGCGAAGCTGACGCTGGGTGCGTTGGCTGAGTTGGAGGAGTGGCTTGGCGTGGGGTCACTCACTCAGATGGTTACCCGGTTTGAGGGGGACGGCCTGAAATCCGCCGACGTTCTGGCGCTGGTGTGTGCCGGGCTGCGCGGCGGCGGGTGGGCCGGTCATATGGAGGATCTGGTCCATGCCGATATCGAGGGCGGGATATTGGAGGCCGCACGTGTGGCGGCCCGCCTGTTGGTGCTGGCTTTCCGGCCAACCCAATGAGTGATGCGCCGACGGATGCGCCTCTGGGGTTTGATTGGCCAGCGCTGATGCGTGTGGCTTATCAGGGGCTTGGCCTGTCACCCGAGGCCTTCTGGCGGATGACGCCGGGCGAATTCCTGATCTTGCTTGGCCCCGAAAG